TAGACCCCTACTTCCCACGTTCAATCGTCCTTGTTGGTCGTCGTGGTGGAAGCTTCCTTGAGAGTGGATATGTATACGCACCTTATGTGCCGCTACAGACTACACCCACTATCTTTGGACCAGAAGACTTCGTGCCCCGTAAGGGCGTCATGACGCGCTATGCCAAGAAGATGGTGCGTCCTGATATGTACGGTCTTGTTATCGTCCAGGGTCTCCTCGGTCAGGAAGGCGCAACTAGCTAAACTCTAGTAGCCAAATAAATGTAAAGCCTCCGTCTTTGACGGGGGCTTTCGTTTGTCTAAAACTACTTATAGGTGAGTCGAAAGGCTCAACCCGTGTTTCTGTGACATGATTATAAATGGTAAAACCAAGGGAGGGTTATAAAACTATGGGTACAAAGAGAGTGGGTCTTGCAAGAATCGAGGCTTTAATTGAGAATTTAAAAAGAGAATTGGCATTGGATGGGAGTGTTATTCATTATAGAAAAGCAAATTCATCTCCTACCGGAACTGGAACAACTTTAAGCGCAGCTGATTCTGGAAAAGTTATTTTTATGGACGCTAGCAGCGCGAATACAATCACTTTACCTGCTGTTGCTAATGTTGATGCAGGTTGGCATGTAAAAGTTATATTAACAGCCACCGGCGCCGCAGGTGTTGTTCAAACAGCTAGCACAGAAGACAAATTATTAGGACAGATTGTCGCTATAGATGCAGACGGAAGTGCAATTGCTGTGACAAATGACGCCGATGGCGACACTGTTACATTTGTTAATGGTTGTTTAGCTGGAGCTTATGTTGATATTGTTTCCAATGGTACATTATTTTATGTGCATGGATTTGGTACACACGCATCAGCCTCTAACAAGATCACGCTAACTAAGGAAGACTAATAATTAATTACTAGTTTTCTAATTCTAACTCCACCTCGCAAGGGGTGGGGTTTATTTTTTGTAACTATTTAATATATCACTAGGTGGTGTGTTGTGAATAACGACGACATACAAATATACGATAATGTTTTCGCATATAATTTTATGAGTAAAATATATCGTGAGGTAATATCAGCAGATTATAATATAGGCTGGGCGGATACAAAGATTATCGAAAACCAAGGGAAAGTGTTTATGTTTTCCTTGTGGCAATTGCCTGATTTTATAAAATTCGGCTTTTTAGATAACATTAAAAACCAGAAATTGCTTGAAAAAATCAACAAACGATTTCCTTCAAGATGTGTCATTAATTGTGGTACTTTTGGAGACGTATATCACCCTCATGTACATAACGAGAAAGAAGTTCTTTTGTATTATGTTAACTTAGATTGGAAAATTGAATGGAATGGCGAGACTGCATTTTATTCCGATGATTTAAAGAACATAATATTAACAAATCCATATGTTCCCGGTAGAGTGGTTTGGTTTGATGGCGAGGTTCCTCACTCAATAAAGCCTCAAACACATTTGGCCCCAAAATATAGATTTTCAATTTCTTTGTTTTTTGATAAAAATTACTTGTCAGTCTAAATCGTAATTAAATTTTAAAAATGTTGATCTGCCAAATTTTTTCCCCGGCAAATTTTTGAGATTTTCGCTTTTTTATACTAGTTACTACACAAAAAAGGAGTTTTTTATGGGCAAAAAAAGAAGACTAAAAGCCGCTAAGGCAAAATTTCGTTCAAAACATTCAAGTCACCCAAGAATGAGGCTTTTGATGAAGGAGGTTGAGACTGAGGTAGTTGAAGAGGAAACAAAAATTGTTGAAACAGCACCCACACCCGTCGTAACCACTCCAGAAGTTAAAACAACACCAAAAATTGTGGAAACCCCTACGACTACTAAGGTAACAACGCCTAAGCTTACTAAAACTAAGAAAACGGCGCCAACACCTCGCAAAAAGACAACAACAACGAAAAAAAGAACCACAAAAAAGAAAACAACTAGTGCTTCTGTATAAATAAAGTTTTTCTTTGTAAACGAGCCTCCATCTTGCGTGGGGGTTTTGTTTTATGAGAACTAATTACACAAGGAGGACTTTACATGCCCACTAATTTAAATCCGCAGTCACAAACCAGTGCAATAGTTTTACCTGCCACAGGCGCCGCCGGCGTACAAGCCGGTGTAGCTGATTCTGCCGCCCATGATAGAGCAGTGGCTGGACAAACTATTTTAACTGCATGTCCGTTTGGCGCTTATACGGGTTCGCTAGACTTTCTTACTGGCGCATCCATGCAGGTTGATTATGTCTACAAAAAGCTTGGCGGCGATGTAATTGACATAGAATTAACGGTCGATAATGTATACGCAGCCTACGAAGAAGCATGCTTAGAATATTCATATATTATAAATTTGCACCAAAGCAAAAATTCGCTCTCAAGCATGTTAGGGCAAACCACTGGTACTTTTGACTATGAAGGTCGATTAAAATCAGCTGTTACGGGCGCTGGCACTCCTCAAATAGCGGTAAGATATCCTAGATTTCAATTTTCCTCAGCTAAAAAGATTGGAGCTGGCTTATCTCAAATCGGAGGTCTTGGAGGAACCATTAGAGAGTATTCTGGATCTTTTGCACCATCAACAAATGTGCAAGATTACGATCTTCAAAAAATTATTGAGGATGCCTCCTCCTCTGGAGAGGATGATGCCGGCCAAGCGGTTGACTTCTCAGGAAAAATTGATAATAATCAGAAAATAACCATTACTAAAGTTTATTTTATATCTCCTCGTGCTATGTGGAGGTTTTACGGATATTATGGTGGTGTTGGAGTGGTCGGAAATTACTCTACATATGGTCAGTTTGCAGATGATTCTACATTTGAGATTATTCCCACATGGCAGAACAAAATGCAAGCAATTATGTATGAAGACTCAATTTACACAAGAACATCGCATTATTCATACGAATTAATAAATAATAAGTTGCGACTTTACCCAACCCCAAGCTATTGGTCCATGCAGCTGGATAGGATATGGTTTAGATTTTATATTGAAGAGGATGCCTGGAAAGAGCCAGATGGGTATCACGATGGCACATTGGGCGTAAACAATATGAATACGTTACCTTTTGAAAATCTTCGCTATGAGAATATCAATTCTATTGGAAAACAATGGATACGAAAATATGCACTTGCGCTGTGTAAAGAAATGCTGGGTCAAGTTCGAGGTAAGTTTACCACCATGCCAATTCCAGGCGAGAGTGTAACTTTAAATCATGCCGAACTATTAGGTCAAGCAAAAGAAGAGCAAGAACAACTAAAAACAAGTTTAACAGAAATGTTAGCGACAATGGAATACACAGAGCTAGCGAAGAAAGATACTGAAATGGCTGATGCCACGACCGCAACTTTCAAAAACTCGCCTCTGCCAATATTTGTAGGATGATAAAACATGGCAAATGATTGGGATAGACCAGAAACACCACCACCCCCACTATTTCTTGGAAAGAAAGAGCGGGATCTTGTAAAACAAGTAAATGACGAACTTATTGAGAAAGTTATAGGTCAGCAAATCTTGTATTATTCGATAGATTTGCAAACAACTAATTTTCATGATTTATATGGAGAGGCTGTAGAAAAAACCTATCTTCCTCCTGTTAGAGTGTACGCGCTTGTAGAATGGAAAACTGAAAAGACTGATTATTTTGAAGGTGTTGGGATCGACAAGCAGTGGGAGATTACTGTACATTTTCACAAGCGAAGGCTTACCGAAGATCAAGATTTGTTTGTAAGAGAAGGCGATTTTGTTCTTTATGGCGATCATTACTATGAGATAGTTGAGTTATCGGAGGATAAATTGTTGTTTGGTCAAGTTGGAAATGAGTTTGAAATAGTTGCGGAATGTAAACGCGCAAGAAAGGGGTTGTTCGATGCTACCTGATGATTTTGATTTCGCCATGCTACCACCAGGGTCGTCGGAGCACACTCTTAAAGAGCTGGGTATGCTGGCTTCGACGCTGGAGACGATTGATTATGCAATGGTTTCTTGGCTAAAGGAAGACTTAAAATTAAGCTCTAACACAAATGAGGGCTTTACTGAGGTGCCAGTTCTTTGGCAGGTTCCCGAAAGAGCGTTTCAGGTTAAGAATAAATCTAATATAAGAGATGAAACTGGTGCGTTAAAATTACCATTGATAAGTGTGGCGAGAACAAACGTAACAAAAGATCCTGCCAAAAAAGGCTCTTTCCAGGCCCATTATTACTCTACTGATCGAAATGGCAGATCCGGCCGTTGGGTAATCGCGAAAAGAATAGTTAAAGATAAAACTAGAAATTTTGCTGTAGTAGGAACCACACGCGGAAGTCAAAAATCTGGAGGCACCAAACAAAGATACGCACCTCGAATTAATAAAAAAGTAGTTATTCAAAGCTTATCTGTGCCAATTCCTGTTTATGTAAATGTTGAATATAAAATTCTTATAAAGTCAGAGTATCAACAACAAATGAATGAACTTGTTCAGCCGTTTATGACCAGAACCGGCCAAATTAATGCTTTTACGTTAAAAAGAAATGGGCACCTATATGAAGCGTTTATTGATCAAGGGTTTACTCACGACAACAACGTCAGAAACCTAGGTCAAGACTCAAGAATGTTTTCAACTGAAGTTACAATTAATGTGCTAGGTTATTTAATTGGAGAAGGTGTTAATGATGATCGCCCTATCGTAAGAATAGATGAAAATACAGTTGAGGTTTCTTTTCCGCAAGAAAGGGTTGCGCCCCCTGGTGTTCCTAATATTTTCGGCGACATAGATACTTAAGATAAATTTACACTTCCTGAACTGCCTTTTGGCGCCTTTTGAAATTAAAAATACTATTTAATTAATGATTGCAGCATCATTTGCGAGATTTTTATAAGAGGAAAGCAATATGTCAGTAAAAAGTTTTAAGTTTGTATCTCCTGGAGTGTTTATTAACGAAATTGATAACTCCTTTGTTCCCCAGTCAGCCCAAGCAACGGGCCCAGTTGTGATTGGTCGTGCGAGTCGCGGAATTGCGATGACACCTATTCAGGTTCAATCATATTCAGATTTTGTTACAATGTTTGGAGACACGGTTCCCGGCAACGGAGGCGGTGATGTTTTCAGAAATGGAAACCGCCAATCTCCAATGTATGGTACATATGCCGCAAAAGCATTTTTAAGAGCAAACGTTGCACCTCTTACTTACGTTCGTGTTCTTGGCCAAGAAAACTACACCACTGATGGTGATACTGGAGATGCTGGCTGGAAGAACCCCAACAATGCTAATATAACGTTTGGTAGCAATGGTGGCGCTTATGGTATGTTTATTTTCCACTCAGGTTCAGATACGAATTGTTCAGAAGGTAACTTAGCAGCAATTTGGTACATTGATAGCGGTCAACTCGCGTTGAGTGGAAACGTTCGCGGTGGATTAGCGGAAACAAAAAAACCTGGCGTCGATGTACGCGCCGGCGGTGGAAATACAACTGGTGCAGTTGGAGCCGTAATTGGCCGCGGCACTGATGGCTTGTGGACAATGATTGTCTCAGGAGCTAGCAATGCTGAGGAAAAAATTAAGTTTAATTTTGATGAATCTTCTGAAAACTATATTCGCAAAAAGTTTAATACAAATCCTCAATTAGGAAATTCAAACGCATCAGACTTTTACCCTGCAACTTCTGAAAAGTCATATTGGCTTGGTGAGACATTTGAAGCTTTCTTGAGAGATGGTACTGATCCGATTAGTGGTCATGGCGACGGAAAAAGCTTGCTCACTGGTTCTCAGGCTGTTCTTCTTCCGATTCAAAATACTGCTGGTCTTGGACCGCACCAAAGAAAACAAGAATCTAGAGAGGCTGTAGCCGGCTGGTTCATTGGTCAGGATTTGGGAGCTGCTGCTAGTTATGTACCTTTTAATCAGCAAAAGCTTTTCCGCTTAATTGGTCGCGGCCATGGAGAGTGGCTATCAAAAAATGTTAAAGTTTCTATTGAAAAAATTAGAATGCCTACTTCAAATACCACTAAGTATGGTACTTTCTCGTTAGTGTTAAGAGACATTCATGATACTGACAATAATGTCGTTGTATTGGAAAGATATGATAATCTTTCACTGGATCCGACCTCTGTAAACTTTATTGCGAGAAGAATTGGAGATAAATATGTACAATGGGATTCTACTGAAAAGAGACTCAAAGAGTATGGCGAATATGACAATCAGTCAAACATAATTTATGTAGATATGAATGCTGATGTTGAAGCAGGTGCTACAGATGCATCACTTCTTCCGGTTGGTTATTTTGGACCTCCTAAGTTTACTGATATTATTGCATGTGTTAGTGGTGCTTACGAGCTTGCTGTGGGCGTAGGCGGCAAGGTCACGACATCTTTCATCACCGGCGGATTAGGCATGTCTCCCCCGCGCGCGGGTGTCCCAGCCATAACTGCTGCTGGTATGCGTATGGCGGTAACTCCTTTCCTTTCTGGCGGAACTCTGCCTCTGCGAGAGGGCTCTGACACGCACCGCGAGCTTGGAAACCTGACCGGATCCCTTCGGTTTCCAAAAGTAAGACTTAGAAATTCGGCGTCTGATGGTGGCTTATCAGATCCAACAAGAGCTTATTTTGGATTCCAGACTACTCAACAGAGCGCCTCATCAACACCCCAGCGCGGAATTTCTGACGCCCATGGGCTTCTGTATACTGACTTTCCTGATGATCCAGTCACAACTGGATGGCAAGCAACCTCCGGTGTTGATGCGTGGTCTTATGTTTTCAGCCTGGACGATATTGTTAGCGGCTCTAACGGATATTTCTACTCTTCAGGCTCTAGAGCCATTGAAACCTCCGTTACCACTGCTTCGCTTAATGACTTATTGGAGCCAGGATACAATAGGTACACTGCTCCATTCTGGGGTGGTCATGATGGCTTTGATATTACAAAACCTGATCCGCTCTACAACGCGGGAATGAGTGAAAATTCAACAGATGTCAACAGCTATATCTACCACACTCTTAAGAGGGCTATTGATACAGTGGCCGATCCAGAAGCCGTTGATATGAACATGTTGGCAGTTCCTGGCCTAACTTTATCTAAATTGACGGATCACGTGGTCAATACTTGTGAAGATAGAGCCGATGCTTTGGCCTTAATTGATCTTCCTGATGTTTACATTCCCCCACATGAGGCATATAAGAGCACCAAGGCTGATAGGCTTGGCACAACGCCACTACAAGCTGCTAAAGCACTTAGAGACAGAGATATTGATTCAAGCTACGGAGCCACCTTCTACCCATGGGTTCAGACTCGCGATGAAGGCACGGGACAATTAGTTTGGTTACCGCCCACCACAGCAGTTATGGGTGTATTGGCTAGCTCTCAAGCAACATCGGAACTTTGGTTTGCGCCGGCCGGATTTAATCGCGGCGGCCTGACTGATGGAGCGGCAGGAATCTCCGTCACCGGAATTACTGAAAGATTAACATCAAAAGATCGTGACAATCTTTACGAAAGCAATATTAACCCAATTGCTTCATTCCCAAGCACCGGTATCGTGCTTTTTGGACAAAAAACTTTACAAGAACGTCAGAGCGCGCTTGATAGAATTAATGTAAGAAGACTGGTTATCTACCTTAAGAAACAGATTTCCATCCTCTCTACGCAGGTCTTATTCGAGCAAAATGTTCAGTCGACTTGGAATCGCTTCACTTCATTAGTAGAGCCTTTCTTGGCAAATGTCAAAACAAGATTTGGTATCACAGATTACAAATTAATTCTTGACGATAGTACAACAACTCCTGATTTGGTTGATCAGAATATCATGTACGCTAAGATTATGATTAAACCAGCACGAGCGATTGAATATATTGCAATTGACTTTGTGGTAGCATCAACTGGCGCTTCTTTCGATGATTAAAATATGGGGAAAACTTCCCCGTATCACTATTTATTTTAGACACTTATAGGAGACTTACATAATGTCATTTTGGTCAACAAACTTTGGTGAAAATACTGATCTCAAAGATCCAAAGAGAAAATTTAGATTTACGGTAGAGATCTCGGGTATTAGCGCTACTCAAGGAGGCCAGGCCATTTGGTATGCCAAAACTGTTTCAAAGCCATCGTTTGCGATTGCAACAGCGGAACACAAGTACCTCAACCACACTTTCTATTACCCAGGTAGTGTTACTTGGAATGAGGTGGATCTAACTTTAGTTGACCCAGTTGATCCCGACATGGCCGCAACGCTTTCAGATATTGTGGTGAAATCTGGATATTCTCCCCCCACCAATGCAACTGATTTAGTTAGTATGTCTAAGGCAAAATCTGCCGGTTCATTGGGAACCGTGATTATTACTCAAATTGATTCTGAAGGAAATGCGCTTGAAAAGTGGACTCTTTGGAATTCGTTTATTACAGAGCTTAAATATGGTGATTTAGAATATGGCGGAGATGACTTAACAGAAATGAGTGTTAAAATTAGATATGATTGGGCTAGAGTACAGACCCCACAAGGTAAATCTTCAGCCGTAGCTGGTACCGGCGAGAGTTCATTCTTCGATATTTAAAATAAGACAAACAAAACGAGAGGTGTATATTGTCTAGAAATAAAGACCGCACAGGTGCAATGACCCCTGATGCAAGCGTCCCTGTGGCGCCAACTGCAGCTGCATCAACAGCCACAACAAATGAGCCCCCTGCTGGATTTTCGTTTGTTGTTCCAACTGAGTTTGTAGAGTTGCCATCGCAAGGTAAGTTTTATCCTTCAGATCATCCGCTTTATGGCCAAGAGAGCATTGAAGTTCGTCAAATGACGGCTAAAGAAGAAGACTTGCTTACATCAAAAACACTACTAAAGAAAGGTGTTGCGATAGACAGGCTTCTTAAAAGTTTGATTGTTGATAAAAGAATCAATCCCGACACCATGTTTGTTGGTGATCGAAATGCCATGCTTGTGGCTATCAGAGTTAGCGGCTACGGAAGCGACTATACAACAAAAGTTACATGCCCAGCATGTGGAACAACAGATAAATATTCCTTTGATTTAAACTCAGCTGTTATAACTGGTCCAGGATCTGCTAAAGAATTAGGAGTTATTGATAACAATGACGGCACTTTTGATACTGCATTACCAGCAACAGGTTTAAATATAAAATTTAGATTACTTAGAGGAAATGACGAAAGAAATGTCTTGACCGGTCTTAAAAACGATCGAAAGCAAAACATCCATGAAAGAGCAATAACAAGACAGCTTAAAAATTTCATTGTTTCTGTTAATGGTAACAACACCAATGAAGCAATTAATTATGTCTGCTCAAACATGCCAGCGATGGATTCTCGTCATTTGAGATTGGCATACAAATTAACCGCCCCAAATGTAGACCTGACGCAAGTATTCATATGTCCTGCTTGTGACCACCAGCAGGACATGGAGGTGCCGCTGACTGCGGACTTTTTTTGGCCTGACCGATGAATATTTGCAAGCCGTTTATGAGCAGTTCTTTTTCTTAAAATACAGCGGCGGGTGGTCATTTACTGAGGCATACAATCTTCCTGTTGGATTGAGAAAGTGGTTTGTAAATAGGTTGATTAAACAGCTTCAAACTGAAAATGAAGCCATAGAAAATGCTAAAAAGGGTAAGAGCGGGAGTTCACAAACTTTGAGCGCTCACAATCAACCTCGCCCCCCTCCACAGTTTAGAAATAAGGCTTAGTAGCAGATAGTAAGTTTTTCTCATGCAAACTATTTATTTTAGATTATTGTAAAAGGAAGCTAAACATTGGCTGCATCTATTGACGACATTATTAAAGCCATAGAAAAAGGCTTTGCAAAAACAGGCGGTGGCGGGAAGAGTGCCGGTGATGCTGCTGGGGGTGCCAGCATGGGCACCCCAACCAAAGGTGCCGCAAGCTTACAAGAAGAGTTAAAGCTTCTTCAAGAATATGAGAAAAAACTTCAAGGTCTCGGTAATAGCGAAACTGCAAGATATGCCCAAGCGGAACAAAGGCGCATAGTAGCAGAAAAAGAGCTTGAAATAAAAAAAGCGGAACTCGCTACGAAAGGACAACTAACAGCGGCAGACGCACAGGCGTTAAAAGACGCTCAAATGAAAGTCGAACTAGCCGACGAGATGGTTAATAAGCTCGACGAGCAAAATCAAAAAATGCAGGAATCGATTGATCATGCAAAAGATTTTGTAAGTAATCTTGCTGGTGGCCTAGCAAGCATCGGTGGCAATATTCTTGGCGGCTTCATAGGTGCCATAAAAGACGCCATTTTCCAAATCGACGAAATGGAAACCAGCATGATGAGATCCACCGGTATGAGCCGGGAATTAGCGCAAACGTTCTCAGATGGATCAGATGCAGTATCAAAATATTGGGTTTCTACTGAGCAATATGGAGAAGCCGTCAACTCATTGTGGCGAACATCCACAGAATTTTCAATGTTGCAGCCACACCTGCAAATGGAGCTAGCAAATACAACATCTGTATTATCTACTTTAGGTGTGGCTACTGATGATATGGCTGGCGCCTTTCAAAGTGCAATTAAAATTATGGGCCAAACAGCTGATCAAGCAAATCAAACTTTGTTATCGATGTCTGCATTAGCAAGAGATCTTGGGGTGCCTATTGATCAAATGATGTCTGATTTTAATCAAATGATGCCGGAGCTTGCCGCGCTTGGTCCGACTGCGGCAGACTCTTTTAGAGAAATGGCTCGCGTAGCCAAAATTACTGGTTTAGAGTTGAGCAAGTTGCTTAACATGACAAAGAAATTTGACACATTTGAAGGCGCCGCGGAGTCTGTCGGACAAATTAACGCTGCTCTTGGCGGAAACTTTGTTAACGCAATGGATATGATGATGACCACCGATCCAGTCGAGCGTTTTGAGATGTTACGCGGAGCCCTTGACGATGCCGGATTGTCATTTGATGACATGTCTTATTATCAAAGACAATTTATGGCTGAATCAATGGGCTTGGATAGTGTGGCTGATTTAGCATCTATGATGAGCGGCGATATGAGCGGACTATCAGATGAAGTCGGTATGACCGCTGCTGACTATGAAGCTCAAGCGGAAGCAGCTGCTCAGGCAGCTTCTGTGCAGGAAAAATTTCAGGGCTTTTTAGATGATATTATGCGTACTATAGTTGATAGCGGGATGCTGGATAGTATACATGAAATGTTTGATCAGTTTACTAAAGGAAAAGGGCCGTTAATTGATATTAAAAACGAGATGGTCGCTTTTGGCAATCAAATTAAAGATATGATACCAAAAATAATTGAGTTCGTTGATGTTCATTTGCCTAAAATTATTTATTGGGGTAAAATATTTATTGGACTTGCAATTGCGGCTAAATTTGGCGAAATGGCCTTTAAGTTGTACGAAGTCGTTGATGGTGCTAAAAAGGCAGCTACAGGCATTGGAAATTGGGTTGGCTCCTTATCCTCAGCCGGTGAGAAAGCAAATGACGCCGCGGACGCCACCCAAAACCTAACAGAAACTATTAATAATTCAGCGCCAGATCCATCTGTAGGAGAGGGTATGGATAATATTGGTAACTCCTCGGAAGAGATGGGCAAAAAAGGCGGAGCATCTGCAGGAAAGATTATGGCTTTAGGTGTTGCAATATTGCTAGTTGGGGCTGGCATTGCAATTGCCGCTCTTGGAGTAGCAGAACTGGTCAGAGCTTTTGAAGGTTTCACTGCTGAACAAATTTATGCAATTGCGGTAGCTCTTCTAGTATTTGGAGCGATGATTGCGGTAATGGGCTATATGATGTTGGCCGCCTTGCCAGGATTAGGCGTTGGCGTGGGAGTTATTTTAGCTTTGGGGGCCGCTTTCCTAATGATGGGCGCCGGTATCGCCATAGCCGCGTTCGGGTTTTCATATTTAGTCGATTCGATGAAAGATATGTCAGCAGATCAAATTTATGCCATGGCATTTGGCTTTGTAGCGCTAGCTGGATCACTTTATATATTTGCAGCTGCAATCGGAGCCCTGGCGTTCTCATTAGTGGCTTTATCGAATCCACTAGCTTTAGTTGGCTTGGGCGTCTTAAAAGGAATTGCAATAGGCATGACCGCGACTTTTGCGGCGCTTGCAGTAGTTTTATTAATGATCATGACGCCAATGATCAGGTTATTTGATTTGATGTCAGATCCGACAGGAATAACTGCCGCAGCAGCTGAGTTGGCGAGCATTG